TGCTCACCTCTAGTACCTGGATTACCCCAACCAGTAACTGAGTTTACGTTGTCTCGTATTTGCCGCACACCACCTGTTAAAGCAGCAGTTTCCATTACGCACATAACATCCTCCTTAAGTTGGTGGGGCTATGCCGCCTGGAGGTGTTGCTGGTAGGCTAGCAGGATTTATAGCACCAAATTGTTTAACGCCTTGCTGTACTTTCTGTATCTCAAGAGCCTTCTTCTTACGTGTTGAAAGCTTATCATCTTCACCTTCCTCATCCTTTATCCTATCAGGAGTAGGCATATCAGGAGGCGGTGCAGGCGACCTCAAAGGTGGTGCAGGCCTCATCCTTGGAGGCGCTGGTGGCGGCTTCGGTGTGCTACCGAATAGATTTCCTACGCACATTAATCTTCTTCCTCTATGATAGTTTTTATATATTCTACCACGCTAGCTTGTCCAGCACGGTACATGATTGATTCAATTGGTTCTTTTGGGTGGACTGGTCTCCACTTAAAATGATCTTCCACTTTTTGTAGAAGCTCATCCACCCTCTCGTTGTGGAGCTTAAGCGTATTGAGGGAGATTGACATTGGAATGTTCAAAGAAGGCAGGCATACGGGCTCTCTGTGTCTCAGAAAACTCAGGGGCTTTCCCTTCGTACATTAGACGATCACTCGCATCCAGCCAGAATTTTTTGTTCAAATATTTATCAGTAGTATTTATACCTAGAGGTTCCATAATCCAGTTAATGGTGGCCTTCCTAAGTTTATCCAGAGAAGGAGAAGGACGTAAGCCCAACTCGCGACATACAAGACTATTCGCTCCGACATGGATCTGCTCGTCCCTGGAGATATCGGCAGATAGAGTGCGAAGAGCAGCGCACCCATTAAACCTAAAGAAAGGGAGTAGAACGAAGAAGATGGCCCGCTCTGCGACCAAAGCTTTGGTAATTGTATGGTCAGGGTGGTTAATCCATGCATCTCTAATTAACTTCCCCTCTTTTTCTGTTTTTTCATCTGTACCAAGGGCATCTGTATAGTATCCGAGAGCAAGATCATGTCTTTCTTCGTCTTTAACATTGTCCTCTAATAGTTTTCTAGCGTTATCGGGAACAGTCTTTTCAAGACCTTCCGCAATAAAGGCACCCACAGGTAGCTCCAGATGACGTGCTGAGAGCGCACGCCTAATAGTATCCTCTGCTCCATCTTTTAACTTTCCAACGGTGGGTTTTACGGGGGACCATTTGCGTTTACGGTCCAATAAAATTTCATACGGATGTTTTCTCATCATTCTTGACAGTCACAGGTTATTGGCTCGTTTCCGAGAATATCCTGTAAGTAATCATCGACTTCAGCTTGATCTAATGCTGCATACGCATCGGTCTTATCTTGTGTGTCGCCCATTACTTGCAGGGAGTAGTAAAGGGAGGTTTGAGGTGAATTTAACCACTCTTCCACAAACTGTTCGTTGTAGGTTACTACGTCCGACCATGAGTTGAACGAATATCCGTGAAGAAGTCCCGTATTATTTAAAAGTATCATGAATTGATCGGCAACTTTCTTGTAAGTTTTCCAACCAACTTCACTAGCGATTTCTACTTCGCCATAATTATAAGATTGTACACCAAAGGTGCCGCTGTCACGATCGACAGTCCGGCTTATTGGTGGTGCTATTTCTGGTGTGGCTGTATAACCATCCAGATCTCTACTTCTATATGAACAAGAGGCAGTAGGTGCTATAGCAAAGGCACGTACCATATTATTATCTCTTGCTATTTTTGCTGCTTTCTCAACACCTTGCTTAATTTCCCAAGCAACAGTACCAGGCATAGCAGGTACAGGAAGTCCTAGATTAATACCCTCTAAGGCATCACCGAATTCCTCATAAGTTATCTCATAACGTCTGAGTAAATTCGCTAACCCGAGGACGCCAAGGCCAACCTGTCTGTCGGTATCACTTGGCAAATATTCTCCAGTTGCTCCGACACCTGTCCTACTATGGAGGCTGCACAACTCGGACATACCTTCAGCGAAAGCCTCTGGGATGGTCCCGAGTTCACAGGCTGAGAGATTGACATGCTGTAACAAGCATGTTCCT